TCTCCTGTCGCGATCGCGGGGAACTTTGTTCCTCGCGTCCGCGACTTTTTTTATTTAGTGTTGGGTCCTGGAATGTTCTGTAATTCCATTAAGCAAAGCAAAGCTTGGGACTAATGCTTCATCGTCACCCAATTCAACCTCGACAAATTGACCAGATGAAATTCTTTTTAGGATTTCTTTCTTGTCCATTTGAAGCCATTGATTACGGTGCTTCGATGTTGTGTTTGAATTTTCCCAAAGCTTTGCACCCCTGAATATTGAACTATTCAACATGACCACATTGCTTTCAGTATTCCAGACACCGATAACTCGGTTGTATGATAAGAGCGTTTGATTCTCGTTAAATGTCACGATGTGACTATTCAAACCGATTCGCTCAACGCTTACGTTTGGTAACTTTTCCATATTATATTCCTCATATTATTTTATTAGATATCTGGACACATCTGCCCAGATACCATAATTTATTATACTACAACTTGTACTATAATACACAGATATCTGGACTAAATTAATAATCCAGATATCAAGTTATATTTAAGCTAAAGCTATATTTTTATAGTTACGGACTGAACCATAAACTGGACGCTTCATCTGGACTTTTTCCTTTAGTCTAGGTGCAGTCCAAACTTCGCCAGTCATTTCTTTATAAGCATTTCCTAATCTTTGAATTGTCTGTTCATGATTAGTAATTGATAGCTTGTAGTATTGAGAGCGTTCATCCAACATCTGGATTAAATCGTTATCTCTATCTACTTTCTCTTTAGCATTTTCTTCTTTCAAGTCAGCCAATACATTAGATTGAGCTTTCTCGATTTTAAGTTTTGCAAAGTAGAATGTCCTAGCTTGTCCGTCTATGAAGTATTTCATAGGGTTATTCTCTGGCTTAGATGAACTTGGTGGAAGTATCATCTCAGCATTAGAAATATGTGTACTTAGTATTTTATCTACTGTTTTATTAATGTTTGTCATTATTATTTTCCTGCCAGATCGCTGGCGTTTTGTTAAGTGAGACCGAAATACGAACAAAGTCAGAGCCGTGGCAAGTTTAGGCTCGGTCGGTTTGGAGGAACTTGACACGGCTGAACTTATGTTTGTACGGTTCTCTAACTTAACGGGACGCACAGCGACTGGCATAATCATCTGGACAAAATTAATAAGACAGTAGAGAGTGTGGCAATACAAAAGCATGGATATGCTTGTACAGACTATCGCGCTTCGCTTGATTCCACGAAATTCGCTGACGCTAGAATTTCTGCGGTGGACTAATAAAAACGAATAGAATAATATATTGAACATGAAGACAGTTACAAGAGAGATTACACCTAGAGCAAAGAAGTTAGTGGATATACTAGTATCACAAGGTTGTAGTATTACGGAAGCTTCTAAACTGGCAGGATATAAGGGAAACTCTGCAAGGGTAACAGCTCACAAAATGCTACAGAATCCAAAGGTACAGGAATATTATCTGGTACAGCTGAGACGGAAGATAGCATTGGGTGGGACTAAGGCACTGCATAAGATAGAATCACTTAGTGCGAATGCTAGAAGTGAATATGTACAACTGGAAGCTAGCAAAGATATACTGGATAGAGCAGGATTCAAAGCACCAGACAAACATCAACATCTGGTTGCTGGGGAACTGTCTATCAATATCGACCTCTCTTAGAATTAGCGTACTGCGTACACTCACCTATACTCGGACTTATGTGTCCTCGATTCTCGATAGCATGTGCATTCGCACATTAGAATGACACGGACTGGTTTCAGACCGCACCTAGTCATGAGAATAGTAGTACTGTCTGTGCCTTGTGGGACTAGGGGGGTCTTAAAAACCAGCCGTGACTACTTATATAACCACCTCTACACACAATATTTCCTTTCAAGGTTCGTTATGATATATTGGGTCAATGGCTAAACTATGTGCAAAGGGCAAAGCTGCTGCGAAAAGGAAATTCAAAGTATATCCGTCTGCTTATGCGAATATGTATGCAGCTGGTATTTGCTCTGGTAGAATCAAACCGAAAGGTAAAAAGAGTGGCAAAAAAAGGTCTTAAACAATGGGTAAAAGACAAGTGGGTTGACATTGCTAACCCTCGTTCTGATGGTTCATTTCCACCTTGTGGCAGGTCAAAGGGTGAGAAAAGATCAAAGTATCCAAAATGCGTACCTTTAGCTAAAGCTAGAAGCATGTCAGCTTCCAAGCGCAGAGGTGCTGTAAAGCGTAAACAAGCCAAATCCAACAAGGGACCTAAACCCTCATATGCTAGAACATGATTGAAAGAGCAGGTGAAAAATTTTCTGGCTACAATAAGCCAAAACGTTCCAGAACCAAAACTAAAAAATTTGCTGTTCTTGCCAAGGTAGGCAGTAAGATTAGATTGATTAGGTTTGGTGACGCTAATATGACAATAAAAAAAGATCAACCAGCACGTAGGAAATCATTTAGAGCAAGGCATAAGTGTGCTACTGCTAAAGATAAACTAACAGCAAGATATTGGAGTTGTAAAAAATGGTAGACATCAAAAGAATAAACAGAAAGATAAAACAACAAGAAATGGATAAAAGGATTGAGAAGTACAAAGAAGACCTTAAAAAGAAGAAACAACAGTCATCTAGTACCAATACTCATGATTCAAAATAAACAGCGATTTTACCCTATTTAAGGGCTTTATATGAGATGTTAAGAATTCAACGACAAGTAGCAGTTAAACGGAGGAGAGATGAGCTTAGAAAAGAACAAGAAAAGAGCAAAAGCAATAGAAAAAAATCTAGCAAAAGAAAAGCGTGAGTACAGAAACACCAGAATGAAACAATGTTTGGAGGTTAAAATGCTCAAAGGACATTCACTAGAACAAGCTACCAAGCTATGTTCAGGACTAATTGATAGCTAATGGCTTATCATTCCATAGAAAAATTAAGAAAATACAACCATGGTGCTTTAAAAAAATTGCGAATTGCAGTTAAATTAACTCATATGAAAGACCTACCTAAAGAGGGATTGACAGATAGAGAGTGTGATAGGGTGTTAGAAGCTTTGAATCCAGTCACACTAGAGAAGCTTTATAAACTAGCAGTAGACCATGACATCGTTAACCTATAAGCCAGACGGCGACGTAATCAAACAATTCATGAAAGACACGTCTTTTTTTCGTGGACTTCGTGGACCAGTAGGTAGTGGTAAATCAGTCTCTTGTTGTGTTGAAATATTGAGACGTGCCTTAGAACAAAAGCCATCGGAAGATGGAATCAAAAGATCAAGATGGGCTGTGATAAGAAACACCAACCCACAATTGAAAACAACTACAATAAAAACGTGGCTTGATTGGTTTCCTGAAGAAACATGGGGCAAGTTTACATGGTCAGTACCCTATACCCATAAAATAAAAAAAGGCGATTTAGAATTGGAAGTTATCTTTTTAGCCCTTGATAGACCAGAAGATGTCAAGAAACTACTATCATTGGAGCTAACAGGTGTATGGATTAATGAAGCAAGAGAAATACCTAAGTCAATTGTTGACGCATGTACTATGAGGGTTGGAAGATATCCTAGTATGCGTGACGGTGGTCCCACATGGTATGGCGTTATATGTGATACCAACCCACCAGATACAGACCATTGGTGGTCAATCCTCGCAGGTGAAACTGTTATTCCAGATTATATAACCAAGCAAGAAGCTAAGATGTTAGTGAAGCCTGATAACTGGAGGTTTTTTAATCAACCCCCAGCTATGTTAGAGCAGTACGATGATAGAGGTGAATTGAACACCTATAACGACAATACTAACAAAGAAAATGGAAAGAATCTAACTAAGAATTATTATGAAAATATTATACGTGGTAAGACCAAATCATGGATTGATGTCTATGTTTTAAACAAATTAGGTCAAGTAGAAGATGGGAAACCTGTATATGAAATGTTTAATAGAGATGTGCATGTAGCTAAAAGCGATATAGCTATAGTCCCACAAGCTCCAGTTTACGTAGGCATAGACTTTGGATTAACCCCAGCGTGTGTCTTTGGGCAGAAGCTTAGAGGTAGATGGCTTATCATTGATGAGCTTGTAGCAGAGGATATGGGTATATTACGCTTCAGCGATCTAATGAAATCTAAAATGGCAGAGTATTTACCTAGAGATTTTACAATATTTGGCGACCCAGCAGGTGACCATAGGGCGCAGACAGACGAATCTACACCATTTCAGATACTAAAAGGCAGAGGAATTATGGCAAGACCAACTCATTCTAATGATGTTTCATTGCGTTTGGAAAGTGTCAATGCTACATTACAGAGAATGATTGATGGCGAAAGTGGTTTATTAATAGACCCTAAGTGCGTTAACATTATAAAAGGTTTTGATGGAGGTTATCATTACAGACGTATGCAAGTATCAGGAGAAAGATACGATGAAAAACCTAACAAGAACAGGTTTTCGCATATACATGACGCATTACAGTACATGTTGCTAGGTGCTGGGGACAGTAGGTCAATCTAATTCAAGACCAGTAGTAGCTAAAAGAAACTTTAATGTGTTTGATTTGAAATCAAAATCAATTTATGAAAGGAGAAAATAAAAATGTGTGGAAATCCATTTAGTAGCCCAAGTATTCCTGCACCACCCCCACCTCCACCAGAGGATGAGAGTGCAAGAGAAGCTCGTAAAAGAATGCGAGAAGACGAGCAGAAAGAAACGGCTGAGAAAAAACGTGATGATTTAGAAAATAGAATCGCCGCTTTGTATGGGACAACAGGCAGAAGATCGCTCTTAACTGGTAGAACAGGGGGACAGGGTTTTAAAGTTGGCTCTGAACTTATGAGTAATCGTACACTAGGAGCATAATTTGGCTGTAATAGACACTTACGCTCCTAGTATTAGCCAACATGATAGTCCTGTTAATGCTTTATTGAAGCGTTATGAATCTGCAAAAGCAGTAAAAGACCAATGGAAAGGCACGTTTGAAGAGTGCTATGAGTTTGCTTTACCACAAAAAGAATCATTTTATGATGAAACACAGGGTAGAAGACGCACAGATAGAATCTTTGATGAGACAGCAGTCGTTGGAATCCAAGAGTTTGCTTCAAGATTACAGTCAGGAATCGTACCAAACTTCAGTAGATGGGCAGAATTCAGGGCTGGTAATGAAATTCCAAAGGAAGATAAAAAAGAAGTAGACCTGTTACTAGACGAAGTAACTGAATATGTATTTGAGTTATTGCAAAACTCTAACTTCTCACAAGAAGTACATGAATCATTTTTAGACATAGCATTAGGCACAGCAGTGCTTTTAGTAGAAGAGGGAGACGCAGTTAACCCTATAGTTTTCAAAAGTATTCCATTACCACAGGTTTATTTGTCATCTGGATATGATGATAAGGTCGATCATGTGTTTAGAGAAAGACAAATTAGAGCAAAAGATATGTTAATTGCTTACCCAGATGGACAACTTAGCGACGATATGAAGCGTGATATGATAGAAAATCCTGAAAAAATGTGTG